TTGGAGATCTGACTATCTGTGTTTCAGTCACTATCACCGGGGGAGGTTGTACTATAGGTTTGGGAGAGCAAGCCGCTAGCGATAAAATCATTATAAATCCAAGGACACTCACTGTTAAACGCTGTAGCACTGTTTGCTTCCTTTTCTTTATTTGTTAAAAGTGCACCTGATTCTAATTCAAAACATCTCATAGCGTTTGCAGATGCGTTATTCACTATTCTTTCAACTAAAGCAGGCTTTGCTGCAGCAAGAGCACTAAGCTCATGTTCGCCAAGTCTATCTCTTAGTTCATTATTTTGTCTACGGATGTTATTGAAGTTATCTTGAAGCTCAACAAAATTTTCCTGTGCTTGTTGATAATCGGCTTGTAAATTATTAATTGTTTCTATATTTTTTTGATTAACTTCTTCTACTCTAGCGATATTTGCAGTAAGCGTCGCGTTATAAGAAGTTAATTGCATGATTTTGTTTTGAGTGGATTTGTAGTACGCAGCTACTCCTCCACTCAAAACTACCAAAATCAGTCCTATGTAAACGAAATTCGGCATAATAAATTAAACTACTTACTTGTAGATTTCAGGATGAATATCTTTAGCATCATCTGCGTCATCGTAATGATGTGTTAGATATTTCTGAAGATCTTTTTTCTTGCCTGAAGCATCAGTACCAGACTTGGTTTTCTTTAGAGTGATATTGTGCTTTTTGGCCATAGCATCTTTGCCACCCATATGATCAATGTCTACGGTGTGATGAGTATCTTCTGATTCGTCAAGATCATCTTCATCTTCGTCCTCATCTTCGTCATCATCGTCACATTTAGCTTCAGTCATTTCCATGTACTTTTCTTCAAGACGAGCAACAATGCGTTCTTGGATTTCTTCTGCAAAAGCCTCTTTCATTTCTAGTGGGCGACCCGCCATTGCTTCTGCTACGATTTTTTCTAAAGACATTACTATCTCCTTTTATATGTTATAATAGACTTATTTATTATGTGACTGAAGTTGTCAATTAGACTACAGCTTTTGCGTTAGAATCCATGTATTTGATAGCCGCGGTATTTGCTACAGGTATGCCAAGATGATAGTGCTTATGTGTCGAACGAGGAGAATCTTCGCCGGATTTAATTGGGCCGAATTTTCTGGCTTCACGTTCTCCATGAAGATCATCTAATTCATCAAAATCGCCGTCATTTTTCCAGTCTTTAACAGAATACCATTTATGAGTAACCTTAGCGGCTTCTTCCAGAGATTCTTTTAACTCTAGTTCACCAGCAGGTACCAGTATAGTGCCTTCTTTTTCAGTTGCTATATAGAAATGATTTTTCTTTGGTCCGGTACTTGCACTTTTTATAGTTGCATTGCCGCGCTCTTTTTTGCTTTTTTGATATGTTACAACATCACCTTGTTTGAAAGCTTCATCGAGAGGTTCAGTCATTTCCATGTATTTTTCTTCAAGACGGTTAATAATGCGCTGTTGAATTTCTTCTGCAAAAGCCTCTTTCATTTCTAGAGGACGACCGGTCATTGCTCCTGCAACAATTTTTTCTAAAGACATTGCTAATTTCCTTTGTGTTATAATAGACTTATTTATTATCTAAACAACTTAGCTTGTGTGGCTGGACCAGCAATACCATCTGCCACTAGTCCGTTAAGTTTCTGCCACTTTTTAAGGGCAGTTTGTGTTCCAAAACCAAAATCACCGTCAGCAGCAATGCCCAAAGCTTTTTGCATTCTAATAACATCATTGCCTTTTGAACCTTTCTTAAGTGTTCTAGCAGCTGATTCTGTTTTAACAGATGGTGATGCAGTTTTAGCTTTTGGCACAGATGAACCACCTAGAATAGCTTTAGCAGCAGCATAACGCTTGTTACGATCGTCTAAACCTATTGTACCGCCATTGATTGCTTTTGTCAACCCTAAATTGTCATCTCTATCAGCATATTTTTCAAGTTTGTTCGTTGCCCAAAACCAGCAAGCCGACTCAAGTGCACCTTTTGGAGTAGCTACGTATTCTGCTGCTTCTTCTGCTGTGATTCCGATTGACTTTGCAAATGCTGTATAATTAGTCCTACCTGTAAGTTGCTTAATGCCACGACCCCTAAATCTCCAGCCATCGCCGGCAACGGTATTTCCCAGTGCGCCTTGCTTAGATCTGAATTCATCTTGATAAACATAGTTTGCAATTTTTTCAGGCTTGCGAGCATAGTCTTTAGCATTTCTTTTTCCTGTACCAAAATAACGTCTAAACACGCTGTTAAGCGCTTTTTCGCTATAGTTAAGATTTTCTTCTAACGCGGTAAAGTCTGAAGACTCGTGTGCACATTGGGACATAAAACCTGCAATACGTAGTGTTGTATTGATACCATATTTTTCAAACATAGGCAGAGCGTTGTCATACCATGTCTTTGCGTCTTTGTTATTCGGGATTATAGCGCTAAATTGCTGTAACGTAATCATTTTTTCTCTCCAAGTATATCTCTTAATCTCTTCTTTTTAGAAGACTTATTTCGTGAAGTCCACTTGTTTTGTGCTGCTTTTGAAAAAGCTGTACCATCCATGCCAGCGATATTTCCATCGCCTACGTTGTTGGTAGGTTCTTCATCTAATGTTGGGTTTGTGTCAATTTTTTTGTTGACATTCTCAGAAAGTTGGATATAATTGACATATCGGTCATTAAATAATAATAATGATTCATCCAGTTGTTCTTCAGTAATGTCTTCATTCAGTAAAGAATCTTTTGAGAAATGGTTCCATTCACGAATAAGATACAAAGCTGCAGCATACGAAGCTAACTTTGAACTTCCACCAGGAACCTTTGCTAAAACTTTCTTGAGATTTGCGATCATAATATCGAAAATACCCCAAGCTCTTGATTGTTCAGAACGAGTAAAATCTCTACGCTTAATTAAGACTTTACCATCTTCATCTATAATACCAAGTTTGTAAGCTTCCCACTTTATAAAAGGAGTGGCAAGCCTGCGAATAAACTGATAAACTAAAAACAGGTCAACGACCATTAATCAAATTCCTTTGAGTTTTTCTAATATTTCTTGATCAGAATTTATATTATTTTTGTGTAATAATACATCTTCATATTGTATAACTTGTGTCATAAAATTTAAATATTCCACAAACGGTTTAAGATAGTCGTGATATTCGTGTAGTTTCATGAACAACATATTAGTTGCTTCAAAACCAAAAACATTATAAATGATTATTAGATGGTTCAGAATCAACCTTTCTTTCAAATCGTTGTCTTGTCTATATCTACCAAATAACTTGCGAAGGTATTGAAACCTTTTTAAGTCTTCCTCGAATTCTGTTATGTCTGAACATTGAGGATTATCATAATGTTTAGACGCAAACAACAGAAAGGTTGATTCTGTTAACTTCATGTTATAATGACTGCACTATTAACTATCAGCCGCGATAGTATCTTCGACAGCCGTATTGCCTGTGATACCATCGTCGCCAGCATCTACGGCAGATACTTTCATTGCAACAAGGCATTCAGATCTATGACGACCGCCAGCGTTTGAATATAGGTTCCAACCTGGAGTCTTAAGACCCTTTGCACGGTTAGCAGCTACACCAGCTTCTGTTACGTCAACAAATACTGCGTTATCGGCATCGTTCGAAGCATTTGTATTATTAGCGTCTGTTTCCAACCATTTTGGTACGGATGCTAATTCATCTGTTTTTCCCCAGAGTGACATGTTAGTTCTCCTTGTTTTTATTATTATTGTTATTTATTAAGAACGGGCAGCTGCTTGCGCAGCCGATAATCTATCTCTTGCTGCTTTAATTCTCTCACGGTTTTTGTTTTTCTTTTCTGCAGCATTTGCTTTTGCTTCAGCAGAATCTGCTTTGCCTGCAGATGAGAACCTAGCATTACCCTGCTTATTAACAGCAGCACGGTAAGCGCCTTTTGCTGCTAGTTTTGCAGCTCCACCGATGATTTTACCGATGATTTCATTAATTTCTTCTTCATCAAGATTATTAATTTGATCAATGCTGTAGTTTTCTGAAATAAAATAATCGCTTAAAGCTTCTCTTACTTCGGATTCGCCATACTCTTTTGGCTCGTCCATTTCCATAGTTTCAGCTACGGCGTAACCATATAGTGTTTGAAGTTCACTAGCAGCTGCTGCTAATTTATTTTGGAACCACTCTTCGGGATCAGAAGTTTTTTCAATGTACTTAGCAATGCCAGTTAAGTTATGAGACATAGTGCGAAGTGCACCCATCATCATTGGCTTTTCTTCCATTGGATTTTCATTTAGATATGCTGATTCTCTCATTAAGCTTTTAAGGCTGTCTTGTTTTTGCTTTAAAGATTTTTTAGCACTAACTAATTTCATGTTAGAGCTATCATCTTTCATCGCCAATGGCTTTAATTTAAGAATTCTTTTTTCTAAATTTGAGATTTCTGTTTCAAGCTTAAAACCTGCTTCTGAATTTTTTACTTTTATTTCAGCAAGTTCGACTTCTTCTGTTGAATACTTTTTGCCCTTCCACCAATCGTTAACGTTTCCCGTAACTGCTGGAGTTGTCTTAGTACTCATTTGGCTAAAATGAGGCCTGCCAGTGAGTTTCATTGAGGTCTTGTCGATGATATCGCCACGACGCACGGCTTTTGCGTTAGCTGCAACTTTACTTGGTTGATCGTAGTATCCTTTCTTAGGAT